GTACTAGGGTACTCTTAAGATCTTCAATTGCCTTCTTGAACTTGTAGAGTGGAGAATTCTCCATTGTCTTCATTTCTCGCTCAGAAAGGATTGCAAGCTCTTCTGCAGTTGCATTGGAAAGCTCTAGCACCTTTGTAGCCTGAGACCCCTGAGCAATAACATTTTGGAACAGTGTAGACATACGTGCAAACTGGAACTTACCAAATAGCTTTTCAATTGCCTGTGCACGATTAAGTGGATCTAGCTTATCAAGTGCTTCTGCAAAACTAACTACAGTTCCCTTGATATCTCCCTTGTTTGCTTCTACCAATCCCTTAATATTAATTCCAAATCCAGCAAGCATTTCTGATGCTGCCTTAGTTGGATTAATCATAGATGCAAGACCAGACTTAAGTGCGTTAGCACCTTCTGCTGCATTCACCCCACCCTCACGCATAGCTGTTAGGAAGAATGTTAGGTCTTCTACGCTTCCACCAAGTTGCTGAATAACTGGAGCAGCCTTTGGAATTGCGATTGTTAGGTCATCAATAGATGTAACGGTTTGGTTTTCAACTGCGTTAAGGAAGTTCGTCTTCTTTGCTAGATCTTCTGCTGCAATACCGAATGCGTTAGTAAGAGAGATTGTAGTTTCAAGTGCTTGTGCCTGATCAATACCACCCAAAACTGCAAGCTTTGTTGCTGAAGCAACCTGCTCCATAAGTTCTGCACCCTGCTTACCAGTTGCAGCAGCATCTGCAGCAAGCTTAATTGTATCTGCTACCGCAATACCATACTTAGTGTAATCAGAAGCAAGCTTTCTAATGTCCTCAGACATTGCCATTGCGTCTTTAGAAGATGTCTGCAAATCTCCATAAACTCTCTTGAATCTAATCATCTGCGTTTCGACATCAGAGAATGCCTTAGCTGCTTGAGAGCCAAACATCATGAGTGGAATTGTAAAACCAACCATAAGCTGACGACCAGCCCACTGTGTGTTTTTACCAAAGTTTAGAAGGTTTGTTGAACCCTGCTGCAATAGCTGATTAAGAATCTGCGTCTTCTGTGCAGCAATCTGTGTCTTGGTCCCAAGGTCTTCCATGTCAAGGGCAAGTGGTCTAACCTTGATTGCCTGAATAGCACCGTTGGCATCTTTGCCAAGCTTAACATATTGTGTCTGTAGATCTTTTACACGTTCACGTGCTACCGTGCTGATTGTCTCAAACTCTTGGGCAAACATTTTGCCAAAGCTCTTAGTTGAAGCACCTGTATATCTGAAGTACTCACGAAGAGTGAACTGATTCTTTTCTAGTGCAGTTGTAAATGCTTCTGTAGTTGAAGCAACATTTGTAAACTGGGCAGAGAATTTGCCAGTAGCGTTAATCTGGTTAACTAGATTTTGGGAAAGGTTGTTTGATGCTGCTTGTGCTGCAGCACCACCCTTTGCCATTGAGGAATGAAAGGCTGATATCTCTCTTTGCAGAGCCCTTAAATTGGCTAGTGCTTGAGACGCATCAATATTAACTTGAATATTGGATTCGACATCAGCCATTCATTTACACCTCTTTATAATTGTAAATTAGCTAGCGATGTTGCCAAATTGGGCTTCGCTTAGCTTGATACCTGAAGCTTCTTCCACAATCTGGTAGACTGTCGGAAGATCTAGATTATCCTCAAGGTATTTTTCATCAGTTAGCTCTGGCTTGTACTGCTGTAGTGCAATGATTACGCACTCCATAAGTAGATCCATTGACTTTCCGTTGTCTTCTGCTACTGCTGCAATTCCTTCAAACTTCTTCATAAAAGGACGAAGAAGGGAAATCTTCAGCGGTCTTAGTTCAATCTTTGTTCCATCGATTAGTGTTACCGTCTTCTTTTCGTTTACGGTAGTTGCCATTGTTATCTCCTTAATGTATTGTCTTTAATTATATCATAAATCAGTTACTAATTACCGACTTTTTCGTAGTCAAGCCCCATACCGATACCAAAGCCAGCCTTTGAGGCATTGTGTCCTTGATATGCGAGAATGTCATTTGGATCGCTAGTTCCACCAAATACTCTTGCCTTCATTGCTTCCCAAGGATCTTCCTCTGCACGACCAGTTTGCTCGTCCAAATCAATACCCTTAAGAGCAGCCGTAAACTTTTTATCACTGTAGTCTTTCTCTCTTTTTGAGTCAAGCAAAGCGTTTAACTCAAACATAGAGATTGATCTTTCAAGTTCATCAAAGTCTTTCCAAATACCCAATAAGAATACTTCAGACTCTAGCTTTGCTAGGTCCAATGTTTCCCAAGATATATTGTCACCAGATGATGCCTGTTCCTGAAGATTTTCTTCTTCTAGATTCATCTTGATACCTGCTGCATAGTCAAGGATAATCCTTAGATTATGCATATCGAAGTTATCTTCTACCTTGTCGTTAGTATCAATATCTGGATAGAACTGCTTCATAGCTACCCTTGCACACCCCACCAAAAAACCAGTAGCTTCATTGTCGTCCTGAGCTGTTCTGACCAATTCAAATTCTTCCATGAATTCTCTAAGATAGATAATCTTAAGTGGCTGAACCTCTATGACAGTTCCGTCTATAGTCTCAACAGTGGTTTTTTCTTGTATGCGTGTAGCCATTCTACTATTATAGCAAAAAGAAAAGCTGCCCCAAGAATAATCTCAGGACAGCTATCTTTGCTATATTAGCTATTAAATTGTACGGTCAACGATCTTACCATAAGATGCGTTGTCGTTTGGAAGCAGACGGAATGAAACGTCAAACTGTGTAGCTGCGTCACGCTTTGCTGCGACAGTCACGCTGTCGATAGACAATGCACGATAAGCTGCATAGATTCTTTCTTCATTTGCTGCACAGTCACCTGTGCCTGGACCCACTGCAACGAGACCACGTTCTACTGGGCATTCGCCAAGTTCACCTGCGGAAAGGTTGAGAGTCTGGAGGCCTGTTGCTGTAGTGAGATTCGCATCTTTGCTGGCGAGTGCAAAAAGTAGATTCTCCAGAGTAGCCTCGGCAAAAGTAGTCTTTAGATTAACCTTCATGCCTTGCTTGAAAAGCTTAGCAGCGTCAAGAACCTGGTCAACTGTGACCTCACCGAAGTCAGGTTGGAATTGTAGTTCGAGACCGTTAGAAGTATAACCTACGTTACGGAAGTCTGCATCAGCTGTAAGTGTATCCTTGTAAGAATCACCATTAACGTATGCTGGCAAATCAGCCTCGGTAAGAGCTGTGTTCGCTTCATATGTGAAGAGAGCAGCAGCACCAACGATGATGTTTGCACTAGTACCACGTGTATATGCCATATATTTCACCTCTTTTTATCTATAGAATAAAGGGCGTGTTTCCTCAAGTTCTAGTATACCGCCATTTATGTTAAAATACGCTTTAAGCGTTAGTAATTTCGGGCATTCTGTGGTAATCAAAGTCAATAATGAACTTGTTAGCACCGATTGTCCTGGCTGTTCCAAAGTCTACAATGTCTCTAGTTTCCTGGAGCTGGTAAACCTTAAATCTGTGGAAGTAGAACAGTGGAGGAACCCCAGCTATATTCTTGCCTCTCATCCACTTGTTTATCTCTTCTGCTGTCTCATCCTCACGGTCCATGAGTCTTGTTATGAGCTCTTGAATTCTTAGTATGTGATCTGTAGCACCATCTGCAGTTGCATATATATAATAAACTAGTTCTTCACACTTAATGTGTGGGAATGGAGATCTTCTCATTCTGCCCATTCTGTCATATACACAAATAACACCATTCTGAGCAGACTGTACAGACTGTGTCAAGTCCTCAATTGTGGTTGGTGATGTTGGCATAAATGCAGGCATTTCGAGACCTAGATCTGAACCTATCTTTTCATGTAGGTATTTGTTAATCCACAATACTGGAGTTGTAATTACTCCTGTAGACTCTTCTGTTGGATGCTTTATACTCATAGCGATACTCCTGCCTTTGCTAGCCATTCATAGCCCTGACGCTCTCCTGCTGCCCTACCGCCAACCTTGGCAGAGGATAGACCAGACTTGTAATAGGTTGGCTCTGATAGATGCTTGTCTAGCCCTGTTGCATGTAGGAATGATTGTGAAAAGTAGCTTTCAATGAACGATCTAATTGTTGTCTCGTAACCATTTTGTGCCTGTGGACCACCTGGATCTTTAACAGTTACTGGCTTTTGAGTGAACACCATTTCGCCATTATCATTGAAAGCAAGAACTTTTCTTTTTGGCTTAATGGTTACAGGAATTCCTTCCTCCATGATTTTAGCCTTATTATAAAAAATTTGTCCAGATTCTCCAGCGACTGAAGACTGTCTAAATGAAGAGTTAACAGATAAGCCATTTCCAGATACACGATAGTTAATGTCAAAGAGTCTTCCAGACTCAGTTCCGTTCATACCAAACTCATAGACATGCTTTAGCTTTTGTGGCTCAAGTCTAGCCATAACGTCTACGTATTCGCCCATCTTCTGCTGAATTAGGCTACCAAGATTTTGTAGGAACACTGGAGTTGCCTTCTTAGCACCATCAATAAACCCAAAAGAATATTCAATGATACTATTCATATCATTAATAAACTTTGTGTCATCAAATTTTGCAGTAATTCTCACAGGTCCACGCCCTGGTTTTCTGATCTTCTAATAACTAGCTTGTAATACTCTACAGAACCAAATGGACCAATTACTGGTTCCTGTGATGCAATTTCAAAGATGGTTGCCTTGCCTGCACGAGCACCAGATGTTTCCATATAGATTTGGTTGCCATGTTGATCTTTAATGTTTGTAATCACAATGTTGGTATATGCTTCGCCAACCTCTTGCTTGGAAATTCTAATGTCAGACTTAACCCTGCCAATGAGAATCATGTCCTTTGTAATATTTACATTTGGAACAATTTCTTCTTTTGACTTCTGAGTTGGAGCAGTAAAGCTACAGGCAATTGTCTTATTATGTATCCATGTCTTCTTAATGTTTCCATAGATACCCTGCTCTACTGTAGGGTAATACACATCAGCACATAGTGGAAAGACAAAGTCTGTAGATTCGCAAATAACCATTTAGAGCACTCCAATTTTTTTAATAGTCTTCTCATACTTACTAAGTATTTTATCGACTACAGAATTGCCAGTGCCCTCCATCATTGCTTGGTTAAACTGAATAGTAAACTGATCAGTCTGATAACTATTAACATATCTCTTGTAATAATCTAGCTTGCCACACTTGATGTCTTCAATGAGCATCTTTGTAGCTGCCTCAACGTCTGGTGGGATTGCACGGTATCCCTCATCAAGGACAAACAGGTAGTCCTGGCCCTTTAGGAATGTTCCGTAATTTCTTGCATCCCAAATTAGATCTCCAGATCCAATAGGAAGCGATGGGGTATTGTACCCAATAATGTTTGTTGGTCCTGTAACTTCTTTAACAATGGCTGAGTTGTCAAGCGTTACCTTGTATGTAAAGGTGTTTGTCTCTGGGGTATCAATGTCAAATACTAGAACGTTATTGTGATATACCTTAAGAACACGGTTAGCGTCCTTCCAGATTGGCATATAGTCTAGTCCGTTACCCTGGGTTTGGTAGATTGATTTGTGATTATAAAATCCATCATCTGTTACTGTATCAATGATTGAACGAGCAATTAGCTCATACATCTTGTATTCTTCTATTTCTGAAGGAGTTGTTCCAAGCTTCTTAGGATCCACGTATGGTCTAATAATGTCTAGGTTCTCTTCATAAATAATGTGTTCGTGCTCTGCGTCATAGAATCTTACAAGGAACTGTCTATCAAACTGTACTTTTGTGAGTGGCAATGTGTAGCTTACGACACCATTATCGTCTGATGTGATAGTAGTCTCTTCTATTGAGTGGTCCACCAAATCCTCAACATAGAGAATGTATGCGTAATTAGCATCTGGCAAACTCCATGTTGTTGTTAGTGGAAATGGTGGAACCCTCAATATTTCCATTTATAGACCGTAACCCTTAGCTACTTCCTTAGCTTCTGCGACACGAACGTGCTCCTTGGTAAGCCACTTCTCAGAAGCCTCCTTAGACACGATGTTGTAGCCCTTAGAAAGCTTTCCTACGCCCTCCCAGTGCATGTTGCGACTTGAGTATAGGGCAACTACGTCCTTGTCTGCCTTTGGGGCAGCAGCAGGCTTAGCAGGCTTTGGAGCGACAGGCTTTCTGTCTGTTCCGATTACACCATCAGCAACAGAACCTAGGGCCTGTACTTCTTCTTTTGGTGTGCCCTTTGGACCAGTAATTACTGACTCATCTGGCTTTGGTGCTTCTTCAATCTTGGTCTCTGAGAGAATCTCTGCAACGATTTCTTCTGCCTTAGCAGCAGTTTCTGGAGCAATGATTGGCTCATTCTCTATTGGCGTTGCTGGGACTACATCTTCATTTTTAATATCTTCAGACATAATGCCTCCTTAATTGTCTAGTTATATTATAACATTAATATATGAGATAAGGGGCAGGAGCTTGGATGCCCCTGCCCCCTAAAAGGTACTGTTTACAGATTATGCATCTGCAGCAGCGTCTGCGAATGCGATTGCATCCTGCTCTTCCCACTGGATACCAAAACGAACGAATACTGTATATTCTACAGTGTCCTTCTTTGGCTTGTATTCACGGTTAACAGTGATGTCTCTCTGGAAACCCCAAACACGGTTAGATGGGAATGTAAGGTCAACGTAACCTTCTGGGTAGTAAGGAACTTCCTGTACGTCAATTCCTAGAACACGAGTAGTACGTGCACCACCGAATGTCTGTCCCTGACCATCTAGGTAGGACTGACGGTTCGCAGGTGTACCTGCTGGTGTACCAGCAAATGCTTCAGCGATTGCATCAGCAAGTGTACCGTTGTGCTTGACAATTCCAGCAAATGCGTCAGTACCAGCGTAGAACTTAAGATTGTTCTTAAGTGCACG